ACCCTCTACAATGCTCTTAAGGATGTTCTTGATGAAAGGACACCTTATGATAAGATCTATCTTGTCAGGTCTCTTGTAGCAACCAGAGAGATTGGATTTTTACCTGGAGACCATGAAGATAAGTCTTCACTTTATCAGATTCCATATAAGAATATGGTAAAGTATATGTTTGAGATGCCTACTGATACAGACTTTGAAATGCTGTACGGCAACCTTAAAGCACAGGGAACGATTAGTTTCTGGTCTACGTCTTTTATCCGTGGTACTACACTTGATAATGCAATTATTATTGTTGATGAATTTCAAAACTTGAATTTTCACGAACTTGATAGTATTATTACAAGGATTGGACAAGAATCTAAAATCATGTTCTGTGGTGATGCCACTCAATCTGATCTCATTAAATCTGCAGAGAAGAATGGTATTGCAGACTTCATGAAAATTCTTAGAACAATGCCATCTATGGATATTATTGAGTTTGGCGTTGAAGATATTGTTCGTTCAGGACTCTGTAAAGAATACTTACTTGCAAAAATGGATCTTAATCTATGACATTTATTCATCATAATTTTCTAGGTGACCTTGAATTAAATAAGAAAGAAACAACTGGCATCCGTCTCTATAACTTACCTAATGGAGACTGGGTGCCTTCTATCACGTCTGTAACTTCTTTTTATAACCGACAAATCTTTGTTAAGTGGCGTAAACGAGTTGGTATTGAAGAAGCTAATCGTATTACGAAGAAAGCAACTACCCGTGGTACTGATTTCCACGAAGCAGTTGAAGTGTACATGAGGAATAATGAAATAAACTGGGATGACTTTCGTCCACTTACACAGTTTATGTTTCATCATGCCAAACCATACTTAGATAAGATAAATAACATACACGCTATCGAAAGGACTCTGTACTCAGAGTATCTTGGATTAGCTGGTAGAGTAGATTGCATCGGTGAATATGAAGGAGAGTTGGCAGTCATTGACTTTAAGACTTCTGAAAAGATTAAACCAGAAGCATGGTTAGAAAACTATTTCGTTCAAGAAACTTTTTATGCTGCTGCCTATTATGAACTGACTGGTATCCCCGTCAAAAAACTCATCACTATCATGGTTACACCTGGTGGAGAGGTTAAAGTATTTGACAAAAGAAACAAAGGGGATTATATTAAGTTATTAGTCAGATATATTAAAGAGTTTGTACATCACAATACTAGGTCAGAGAATGGGGAATGAACTAGAAAAAGCACTAGAAAATAAGTTTTTCTGCCCATCTCGTTTTGCACAAGAGATTGAATCTCTTGTTCTCAGTGCTGAGAAAATGAGTTATATCGATGCTATCATTCACTTCTGTGAAAAGAATAGTCTTGATCTAGAGTCAGTTCCTAAACTGATATCTAAACCTCTAAAAGAAAAAATTAAATGCGAGGCTCAGGAATTAAATTTCTTAAAGAGAAGTTCCCGTGCAAAATTGCCTATCTGATTTCATTTTTGTCTGAAAAAAATTCTGGCAAAAATTTGACCCTATTACTTTTTTCATGATGCCTTTTGATGCCTACAAACAATATCTTTCTCTGAAGAATCACTTCACTAAAGAGAAGTATGATTATCATAAGTATTGTGGTAAGAGTCGTGCTACTGTTCAATCTTTTTACAAGAGGAAGGATCGTTTCTGGTTTGAAAAATTATCAAGAAACAAAGATGATAAAGAAGTAATTGATTTCTTTATCTCTAATTTCATTACCTGCACTGATCCAAGTAAACTTTGGATAGGAGAAATGATACGTGAAGGTGAAGGTAGATATACTTCATGGAAGAAGAGAACGCAATCACTTTCATATGTTTTTAAAGAAGAAGTAGAGAAAATATTTTCCAATAGTAATTTTGATTCTACATTCTCTTTAGATGAATCTACACATCCTCAGATACTTAAAGAATATCTGAAGGATAATATTTCAATTGAGACTTTTGTTATCCTTGATAGGATACTTGGTTTCAGAAAAGACTGGGACGAAAAATTATCTGATCCAGTTTGGGAAACAGTCAGTATGAGAATAAAAAAGTATTCTCCATTCCTAAATATTGATGTATCTCGTTATAAAAAAATTCTTAAAAAGGTTGTAATAGGGTAATGAGTTTTTTCGATTCTGATGTAGTCCGTGCAGAAATGACGGAAATAGGTGAGTTGCAAGATGACGTTTATCGTAACGTCTTCAAGTTTCCTAGTATGTCAAAAGAAGAGCAGAAATTTCATGTGGCTCTTCTTGAAAAACTGATTGATAAACAAAGAGTTCTATATACTCGTTTGAGTTTATCTGACGATCCTGAAGCAAAGATTATGAAGGATCGCATTATCGAATCTGCAACCATGATGGGACTCCCTCCCAACACGGGCATGAATACTGTCTTTAGTAACATGTCTAAAATGCTTGAAGTGATGAAGAAACAGATTGACAAAACTGATTCTGACCTATAGAATGAAGAGGTACACAAAAGCCAAATCCAATTAATCCAAAAATCCTATGTCTTTCGCAAATCTTAAAAAGCAATCTTCTCTTGGTTCTCTTACCTCTAAACTGGTAAAAGAAGTTGAGAAGATGAACAATACCAGTAGCGGTGGAGATGACCGTCTCTGGAAACCTGAAATGGATAAGACTGGCAATGGTTATGCCGTCATTCGTTTCCTCCCTGCTCCTGAGGGAGAAGATCTCCCCTGGGCAAAGATGTATTCCCATGCCTTCCAAGGTCCTGGTGGATGGTACATCGAAAACTCTTTGACTACAACTGGTGGTAAAGACCCTGTATCCGAGTACAATCGTGAACTCTGGAACAGTGGTAATGAATCAGATAAAGATACTGTTCGTAAGCAGAAACGCAAACTCTCTTACTATGCCAACATCTATGTTGTGCAGGACAAGGCTAACCCTCAGAATGAAGGTCGTGTCTTCCTGTATAAGTTTGGTAAGAAGATCTTTGATAAGGTCATGGAAGCAATGCAACCTGAATACGAGGATGAAACAGCAATCAATCCTTTTGATTTCTGGCAGGGTGCTAACTTCAAACTCAAACTGAAGAAGGTTGCAGGTTACTGGAACTATGATTCTTCAGAGTTTGCTTCTCCTTCACCTCTGCTTGATGATGATGATGCATTGGAAGCATTGTGGAAGAAGCAGTATTCATTGACTGCTCTCACTGCTGCTGATCAATTCAAGTCCTATGAACAACTACAAACACGTTTGAAGATGGTTCTGGGTCAGAAGTCTGCACCTGCTCGTTATGATGAGGAACTGGAAAGTGAGAGTGAAGGTCGTGGATCTTTCTCTCCAAACTTTGAGTCAAGCAAACCTCCTGCTGCTGACTTCAATGCGCCAGACATCACTCCCACTAAGTCTGCTGACTCAGATGAGGATGATGCTCTGTCCTACTTCCAGAAACTTGCTGAGGAGTGATGAGATATAATCAACTATAAAGTCTGATATTATCTCCCGTTTTTAAGGTTCTAGTCTTATATTGACTAGAACCTTTTTTATATGTCATGAGAAGTTCAAGATCATCTAAAACAATCTGTAGGTATCTTGGTTTCAATAAGAATATATTTCTTCTATTTGTTTGTAGTTCCTCTTCATATTGATAATTTGTTATTTCTTTAGTTGGATATGATGTAGTATATCCATCATTATCAAAGTATGTGATACTATAATCAGAAGGAACTCTAAGACCTGGTTTCACCATTACAACACCTGCACTACTTTTAGTTTCTGTAGTTTCATAGTGATGGGTTGAATTCATATTCTCATAAGTGTCATACTTTTCTAGGAGGAAGGAATCAAATCCTCTTTGAGTTAATGGCCATTCCGTCTGAATATTTTGAATATTATTACAAACTAAAACCAACCAATCTAAATTTTGATCACCATAAAATTCAGCTGCAACATTATCGGGTCGATCGTCTCCTTTAATCGCATACTTCGAGAACACAGAAAGATCTTGAAAAATATCTTCTCTGAGTTTGCCTCTTTTAAATAGATTTTTTACAGGAATGTAGTCGGATATATTAGCATCTGGAAGCCTACTAACATATTCAAAGTTTGGAACTCTGCTAAAGTAGTTTGACATTTTAGAATCCTATTGCGTCTGCGGGAATATCGCCATCATCATAATCTTCGTAGAATACTGGTTCAAGTTCTTTCATTGACATTGATATTGTATATGAGGTCATAACTCCATCTTCATATGTAGAGTAGTTTCCATCTGGAGTATAATCAACCTCAAATGATGTCATTGCACATTCTTTCATTCTTCCTATAAATTTATGTTCTTCTCCTATATCTACTCCTCTATGAAGATAGTGTACCTGGAAAGTATTTGGTGCTTTTAAGAATAGGTTTGCAGATTCTCCACCACTTCCACCACCTTTTTGTGGTGCCATATTTTGTTTGAAGAATCTAATAATTGCTATAATTTGTTTTGCTTCGTCTGCGTTCCTTGCAGACATTCTAAATGTAAAAGAGAATGGTCTCAGTGTTGGTTTTTGAAAAAGAAGTTCAAGGTTAGGATTTTGAATCTTTCCTGCGGTTCTTGATAAAAGTCCTTTTACTTGAGCAGCATTTTCTGAAAATTTAGTTGCTAAAGCTTCTGTAACGTCCGCCGAGTCAGTTTGTATTTGACTTTTGATTTCGTCTATAGCTTTTCCCATGCCAGCACCTCCTCCAGTGATGGTTTTCATTGCTATCCCTGCCAGTGCTATTTGAGCAGGATTCATTGTTTCTTCACCCCAACCAGCAGCATTCTGATCTTTAATACCAGATTGAATTGGAAGAGTTACTGTTCCTTTACTTCTACCACCTGTAGTTCCAACTGGAACTCTGTCTCTTCCTCCAAAAGTAAATCCAGTTAATTCTTTTACTGCATATGAGAGTGCAGTAAATTGTATAACATCCTGTCCTGCTGCTATGTTTAAAGGATACTGCATCACCCCAAAGTCTCTGGTGCTATTAGTTGACGTTGGGGGTGCAGCTTGTGAATCTCCAGATTCTGGTTGTGTGGAGGTATTTTTTGCACTATCAATGATATTACCTTTCTCCGCAGGTGATATGGTTGGTTCTTGATCTATTTTTTTCTGAATATTAGCATCAATATTTTTTTGAATGTCACTTCTTTTAGTTGAACTAAGATCATTGACTAAATCAGCACCTGCTACTCCATCCATTAAAGGATACTTTGGATCAGAAAATTGATATGTTTTTCCACCATCTTTTGTAATGGCCGCAGGTTGCCAAGTTCCATTTTTAATAACATAAACTACACTTTCAGATCCTGTTATTTCTGTTCCAGATCCTTGAGTTACTGTTGTAGCAGTTGCATGATAAATTCCTGTTCCTGAACTGCTTCCCATTGCACCAGGTTTTTTACCAACCTCAGTCTTTGATTGACCAGAACAAAGTCTCGATCCAGCTGGACATGGAGGGGTTCCTGCACCTTGAGCCCAATCGAACAATCCCATTTATCGACTACTTATTTTATCTATTTAGCACAACTTTCTTATAGTTTAGTGACATAAGATCATCAAGTTCTTCTTGCTGAACAACATAAACTTGACTTCCTAGTTCTGCCCAAGTATATTGCCTATAATCTCTGAGATGAAAGTTAATTCCACGAAATCCCCATGGAAATACATCACTTACTGCAACTAATGGGTGTTGATCATATCTAATTCTTGGTGTCT